GACTCCAAAGGGATATCATGCTTTAATGGGCGATAACAGTTTCAAGAAGGAAAAGAAATCAACGCTGGCAACAGTGTTGTCAGATTTAGGCGTATGATATGGCAAAAGAAAACTACAAAGAGGTTCTTGCATACGCCAAAAACATCATAGATGGCAAAAAGGCAGCAGGGACAGAACTAAAACAGGCTTGTGAAAGATACCTGAACGACATAAACGGCGATAAATACTATCTTGACACAAGACCTGCTGAAATCGCAATACAGATAATCGAAAAAACACTAAAGCATAAGCAGGGAGAATCCATTGACGGAAAACCGCTCAGGGGAACTCCTTTTTTATTACAGACATGGCAGAAATTTATAATATACCATCTTGTCGGTATCAAAATTAAAGATACTGATATAACTAAATATCACGAAGCTCTGATATATATTCCGAGGAAAAACGGAAAGACTTCATTTGCCGGCGCTCTTGCATGGGGGCTTGCGCTTCTGTACAGAGCATCCGGCTCCTCCATATACATCGCATCGGCAGCAATGCTGCAATCGGTTCAGAGCTTCGACTTTTTGTCCTATAACGTTAAAGCGATGGGAGAGTGGGAGAAGGACGGCGGATCTATTAAGATAAACGACAGTTTCACGGAACATTCGATGCGTGGAGATTTTGGAGATGGGTACTTTTTTGTAAAAGCACTTGCCGCCAACCCGGACACGCAGGACTCGTTAAACTGCAATATCGCAATATGCGATGAAATTCACGCGTTCAAACAGCCGAAGCAGTACAACCTGTTTAAAGAAGCAATGAAGGCTTATACAAATAAACTCTTGATTGGCATATCAACCGCAGGCGACAATGAACAGGCTTTTCTCGGCCAAAGATTGAAATATTGCGAAAAGGTGCTGAACGGAACGATTGAAGACGAACAATATTTTATTTTTATGTGTCGAGCTGAAAAAGATTCGAAAGATTTTGATTATACGAGCGCAACAGAACACGAGAAAGCAAATCCGTCTTACGGAATAACAATCAGGCCTGACGAGATAATGAATGATGCCCTTCAGGCACAGAACGATCCACAGCAAAGAAAGGATTTCTTCGCAAAATCGCTGAACATTTATACCAACAGCATAAAATCATACTTTGACATTGAAGAATTCAGAAAATCTGATGCGAAATACGACTGGACGATAAATGACCTGAAAAAGATGAAAATCAACTGGTTCGGCGGTGCCGATCTGTCAAAGCTTCACGACCTGACTGCCGCCGCACTGTTTGGAAACTACAAAGGCGTGGATATAATTATCACGCACGGCTTCTTCCCGATAGCATCAGCTCACGAAAAAGCGGATAAAGACAACATCCCTTTGTTCGGATGGCAGGATGACGGATTGTTGACTATGAGTAACAGTGCAACAGTAAATCACGCAGACATTGTAAACTGGTTTATAAAAAAGAGAGAAGAAGGTTTCCGCATCAAACAGATCGGACACGATAGAAAATTCTGCAGAGAATATTTCGTCGGCATGAAAACAGCGCACTTCAACATTGTTGACCAGCCACAATATTTCTATAAAAAGTCCGAAGGCTTCAGATATCTGGAAAACTCGGCTAAAAACGGAACGCTGTACTATCTTCATTCAGAGGCATTTGAGTACTGCGTTCAGAATGTTTCGGCAATCGAAAAAACGGACGATATGATCCAATACGAAAAAGTGCAGCCGGAACATCGAATAGATCTATTTGACGCATCGGTATTCGCGTGCGTCAGATACTTAGAAAACCTTGAGAGAGGACAGAGCGCGAAGGCTTGGTTCGGAGGGAAAGTAACTAATGAGCATATGGAAAAGAAAAAAGAAAACACGGAGCAGTGATGGAGTTGCAACGCTCATGGGCGAGCAACTCTTTGACTCACTGACGTTGAGAGGCTACAAACGCCTCGACCAGAATCCTGAGGTGCTGACGTGCGCTCGGAAAATAACTGATTTAATATCATCAATGACAATTCATCTGATGAGCAACACGGAAAACGGTGACCAGAGAATTGTGAACGAATTGTCGCGCAAGGTTGACATCAATCCGTCTCAGTACATGACAAGGAAGCACTGGATGGAAGCAATCATTATGAATCTGCTTGTTTACGGAAACGGAAATTCAATCGTCTTACCGAAAACAGAAAATGGACTTCTTGGCGACATGGTTCCGATTCGTCCTGCTGATGTACGCTTCGAAGGAGATGGTTATAAGTACAAGATATACATAAACAATGTGCTGTATGAACCATCAGAAGTAATACACTTCGTGATGAATCCGGATAAATACTATCCGTGGAAAGGATGCGGAATCAGGGCGGCAATTCAGGATGTTGTAAACAATCTTGAACAGGCAACCGCAACCGAAAAAGGTTTTCTTGGAGAGAACTGGAGGCCGTCCGTCATCATCAAGGTTGACGGAATTGCAGAAGAAATGTCGTCCGAAGAAGGAAGAAATCTTCTGCTTGACGAATATATTAAAAACAGCGGAGAGGGAAAACCGTGGGTTATCCCATCCGAATTTATGGATGTGTCGACCATCAAACCGCTTACGCTCGGAGACCTTGCAATCAGAGACACAGTTGAACTGAACAAAACCGCCGTTGCGGCAATTATGGGAGTTCCGCCGTTTGTTCTTGGAGTCGGAGAATTCAAGGTAAGCGAATGGAATAACTTTATAAACACAACCGTTCTTCCAATAGCACGCGGAATTGAACAGGAGATGACGAAGAAGCTGATTCTTTCGAATAAGTGGTACTTCAAATTTAACGCACAAAGCTTATACGCTTATGACATTGACAAGCTCGAGAATGTTTATTCTGACCTTTACGTAAAAGGACTCGCACCGGGCAACGAAGTAAGAGACAGACTTGGACTTCCGCCGATTGACGGACTTGATGAGCTTGTTATTCTTGAAAACTACATTCCGCTCAATAAAGTGGGAGACCAGCTAAAGTTAAAACAAGGAGAAGAAAATGAGTAAAGAATTACAGACGCGCTCAATCGAGAGCGAATTCAAAACGAGGGAAGCGGAGAACGAATTTTCAATCGAGGGTTACTTCTCCGTTTTTAATAGCAATTACGAAATGGGATGCGGCATGAGCGAATCAATCGCTCCTGGAGCATTTCGAAATACACTTGGAAACGACATCAGAGCGCTCGCTAATCACGACACGCGAATTGTTCTCGGCAGAAACAAGGCAGGAACCTTGGAGCTGAAAGAGGACTCGCGCGGATTGTGGGGAAAAATCAGTATCAATCCGAACGATTCTGATGCAATGAACCTGTACGAAAGGGTGAAGCGTGGAGACATCAGCCAGTGCTCCTTCGGGTTCTATCCCGTTGAAGAGGAAACCGATTTCCGCGAAGATGGGACAGTTCACTGGACAGTTAAAGAAGTCGACCTCCAGGAAGTTTCGGTCGTAACATTCCCTGCTTATCATGACACAGGTATTTCCGCAAGACACGAACAGCTTGAAGAAATCAGGAAGAGAGAATCAGAGAAGTGGAAAGCGGAAATGTTTAACAAACTCAGAAAGGAGTAAACATGGCACTCAAAACTTTAATGCTGCGCAAGAGGCTCGATGACGCAAACAAATCACTCGAGACAATCCGCGAAGCAGAATCAGAACTCGAAAAAAGAGAAGCAGAACTTGAAACTGCTATCAGCGAAGCTGAAACCGAAGAGGAAAAAAGCACTGTTGAAGAAGAGGTTGAAAAGTTCGAAGAAGAAAAAACATCACACGAAGAAGTGAGACAGTCGCTTGAGGCTGAAATTGAAAAGCTCGAAGCACAGCTTGCTGAAGAAGAGGCAAGAAGCGAAGAGGCTGTTACAGAAGCTCCTGAATCACAGGAAGAAAGGACAGAAAGCAAAACTATGGAATTAAGAGATTATTCAGAAGAAGAAATGCAGGAAAGAAGCGCGTTTGCTAACCTCGTAAGAGGAATTGAAACTCGTGACTACAACATGACGCAGGGAAGCAACGGAGCGATTGTCCCAAAGACGATTGCAAACGAAATCGTAACAAAGGTTAGAGAAATCTGCCCTATTTTCGAAAAGGCTTCTCATTACGACGTAAAAGGAACACTTGAAGTTCCGTTCTATCCATATTCAACAGATCATGTAATCAGTGCAGCTTACAGTAATGAAATGGCACAGCTGACAGCATCAGTTGGAGATTTTGGAACTGTTGAGATGACAGGATTTGTTGCAGGAGCGTTTGCACAGATTTCAAAGAAACTCATCAACAATACTGACGTTGACATTGTTCCGTTTATCGTTGACCAGATGGCAGAAGCCTTCAAGGTTTTCCTTGAAAACGAACTCATTAACGGAACTGATGATAAGGCAACCGGACTTCTCGCAGGAATTTCAGCCGGCGCAACTGTTACCGCAACACACAAGTCAAGCGTAAATGCTGACGAACTTATTGCGGTGCAGATGAAGGTTCCAACAGCTTACCAGCAGAACTCTTGCTGGATTATGGCACCTGCAACTTTCGAACTTATCAGAAAACTTAAGTATGACGATGATAAATACGTTCTCACAAGCAATTTCGCCGAAGGATTCGGCTACACAATTCTCGGAAAGCCTGTTTATCTTTCAGACAATATGCCTGCTCTCGGAACTGCAAACAACAAGGCTATCGTTTACGGCGATCTCTCAGCACTCGGCGTTAAGCTCACATCAGCACTCGAGATTCAGATTGCAGACCCTGTGGCACCAAACGTGTTTGCAGTAGGAGTAACCGGCTGGACTGAATTCGATGCAAAGGTTGTGAACGCTCAGAAGGTTGCCTGCATCAAGTGCGGTAGCTCGGACCCGCAGTAAAGACCTTATCGGGGCTGACGATAGGGTCACTGACCTTAACTCCAGCGTTTGACACAGGCGTTACGAGTTATACAGCCACAACAAACAACGGAAGCAACAAGGTGACTGCAATCGCAACAGATGTTGGTGATACTGTGACAATCCTGAACGGATCAACAGAAATCTCGAGCGGGGATAATGCTTCGTGGAACGTTGGGGACAACACTCTGACTGTAACTGTTGCAGATAGAGATGATCCGACAAGTACAACGGCTTACACGGTAACTGTTCACAGAAACTCATCAGAAAAAGCAATCACAGCGTTTGCAATCGGTGAAGCTGCAGGAACAATCACAGAAGCTGACCATACAATCGCAGTTGAAGTTACAAGCGGAACAGCGGTAACCGCGCTTGAGCCGATAATCACGGTATCAACAGGCGCAACTGTCTCGCCTGCAAGCGGAACGGCAACAGATTTCACAAACCCTGTTACATACACAGTAACCGCAGAAGACGCAACAACTCAGGCTTACACAGTAACCGTAACAGTTGCCGAATAGGAGTGTAGAAGATGACGAAAGAACAGGTTATAG